GTGTGCCCGATCCCGACCCCGGTCTTCGAGTGCCACGCCGCCGTCCACGCGGCATCGTTGAAGTTTGCATAATTCACGTACTGCGATGGGGTTGCGTAGACAATGATCCACATGTCGGACCAGTTGCTTGGCCCGATCGCTTGTCCGTCCCACAGGGCGGACCATGTCGCATCGACGGCATAGGAGAAGACCCCGAGCGGGGAAAGCGTCGTGAATTGACCTGCCCGGTCGATCACCGTGACCTTTGGCAGCGTCACCCCGTCCGCCGCTGTGAAGTAGGCCTGGATCTTCTCGGCCAGCGTCTCGTCGCTGCCCATGTTTTCGGCAGATCGAAGCCAATTTAGGCAACGTGACTCGAAGACCGTAGCGGACTCGAAGGGTCCCTGAATGAGCCCTCGAGACTGGCCGATCAGATCATTGGTATCGAGGCGCCCGAGCTTGCCCGGCCATGCCGCACGGTAGCCCTCGAGGGCGATCTCAATCTGAGCGTCGCACACGGTGGCGATCACCCAAAGGAGCTTGAACCCTACCTGAAACCCCGGGCGGTTCTGCAACCACTTCGGCACGATGAGTGCCAAAAGGTTGCGCATACCTCGGAAGGCGGGGTTCATGGGTTGCTCGTGACGATGACGTTGATCTGGATCGTAACGTTGTCGACGGCGACCTGGCCGAGAGAGAGAGCAAGATCGGTTAATCCCTTCGCGCCATAGAAGGTCGCTCCCAAAGTCGCGACGCCGGAGGCACATGCCGCGTAAGCGGCGCTCGCCAGCAGCCCGGTGAATCCACCTGGGTTCGCGTCATCTTGAGCCGTCGCCCCTCCAATGTCGTAGGTGGACATGAAGGCCGCGAGGGAGGTCGCTGCGGCCGCCGCTAGCTGCGCCTGAGTGACGCCGCTCGGAAGGCTGCAAGAGAGGACCGCTGTCCCGGTATAATTGACCGTCGCCGCGGCGGAAGTGTTTGCCGTGACGCCACCGGGTCTAGCGCCCCCCAGCGGGATCCCGGCGGGCGAGACGCCCCCGCCGATCCCTTGGATGTTCGCGATCACCCCAGCCACATCGTTTGCATCGGGAACCCCGGTCGGGCTCGCCAGATAGATCGTCACCGTTCCCGAGGAGCTCGCCGGTGAGATGTACCAGCGGTTAATATTGACCGGCGCCCCGGTTACCGCGTTGGTCGCGGTTTGGATCGCGTACTGGTAGGCCCCTCGAGGGCCGCGCACGCTTCGAGCCCCAAGACTTGCAAGGCATAGCGATCGAAGCGCGGCATCGGAGAGCCCGTCGGATCCGATGACCGGCGACGGGTTCGAGCCGGTGACTCCGACCATGGTCGTTACGATCTCGTCGATGTCGCCGGGGTTCGCGTTTCCGATCGTGCCGAATTGCTGACATTTGATCCCAACCGTTTGGCTTGCGGTACCGCTCCCGAATGCCCCTATATTGAGATTATCCGTCGTGACGTACGTCTGTCCCGTCGCCGGGTCCTCGACGATCACCTGGCCCGCGGCATAGCTCGGCCCGGCGAAGACTCCGGATCCCGAGTTCACAAAGGTGAATTGCCCCGTGGCTTGCGTCGGTTGTGGGGCGGTGACGCCGTATAGGTAGAAGGCGAGGTTAACGAGCCCTTGGCCTCGGGCGAGAGGCAGGAAAAATCCGTTGATCGCCTGTGCGACGAGGATCGCCGTCCCGTTGAGGATGATCGAGGCGACGGTGAGAATCGTCGAGAGGGACCCGCCCTTGCGCCACTTGTCCGCGGGCACGTTGAGCCCCACCAGCAGAGTCACGAGCATGGCTCGGATCTGCGGTTGCGTGGGGGCCGTGAGGAGCTGAGCGATCGGGACGAGAGGCGAAGGCATGGGCTTTAGGTGCTACCGTTGGGGGCCGTTCCAGGATTGACGAGATTACCGCTCGTGAACACTCCGTTAGAGTAGGCAAAGGGCAGGTTATAGACCGTGCCCGACACGCTGATCGCGATGTCCACCGAGTACGAACCGTCATCGTTGAGGGTGACAGTGGTCGTCGAGTCGTCGATCCGATCGTCTTCTTTGAGCTGGGCGTCGATGATCGCGGGAAGCGCCTGCAGGTCGCTCTCGGTGCCCGATAGGTAATCTTCGATCCCGATCCCGCGCTCGAGGTCGTCGGGGTTGCTCCCGAGAGATTGGATCAGCACGTGGTAAACGTCCTGCTCGAGCACTTGGAGTTCGCTCGTGCACTCGGCGCCCATGAGATCGACGTCGTCGAAACACACGACGTCGGGCGTCGAGAGCAAAAAAGGATCGACCGGTTGCGTCATATCACGCAACCTTCCCGATAAGCGTCGCCGGCGGCCCGAAGGCACCAATCCCCGTCGTGAGTAGGGTTTCGAGCGTCGTCGCCGCCGCGATGAGCGCGGGATCGGTGCTCGGGGGCGTGGCGTTGATGATCTGTTGGGTGAAGGCGAGGATCCCGGCCGTCAAGGCCTCGGTGAAAGGCGCCGGAGTGACTGGCTTCGCCCCGAGCGACGCACCAATGACGACAGACCCAGCGCTTGCGCCGATGTCGACCTCGGCCGAAGCGTCAAGCACCGCCTTGACCGGTTTCGAGCCGGCGCTGTAGCTCGCGATGTACGGTTGTGGTGGATCGTCAGCCGTGAAGCCCACCACGAGCTCCGTGGGCCCCGCCAGGGTCGCGGAGAGCCCCGAGAGTCCCGTCCATTGAGAAAGCGGGTTCAGGTCCGGAGCTCCGGGCGTGATCGCTTGCGCGGCCATGGTGTTGTCCCCATGGTCGAGCACGAAACGATAGCGATATGTGCGCCCCGCCGCATAGTGCACGGCGTCTCGGGCCGATTGGGCGAAGGCGGCGCGCATGCGCGAAACGTGCGACGCGGCCGCCCAAAATTGCGCCCGGATCCCTTTGCTCGACCAAGTTTGTTCGACGTCTCGAATCGTGATCGCTCCGCCCGGGAGCCGGGGATCGCTGATCACCGTCCCGGGGATCACGAGCACATCACAGGCGACCTCGCCGGATTGCTCGAGCGGATCGAAAGAGAGCAGCTCGAGGGATGGATCAGGGGCCGCCGGCGGCCTCGAGGCCCGCTGAGTGACGCCGGCGAAGTCCACATACCAATCCAGATCGCGGAAGATCGCCGAAGCCGGATCGGCCATGCGCACGAAGTGAGAACCGAAACCTATCGGCGCCGAGTCGACGACCTTCTCGCCGACGAGCTCGGCCGTCGCCGAATACACGTCGGCCGTCGTAGTCGCGCTCTTGGAGGTGAAGTCCTGCCCTTTGATGCGGCGCTCCCATCCCATCCCGCCCCCCACGAGACGCACCGAGGATGACGCCACGAAGGGCGCCGAGCCCTTCGGGTCAATCGTGCCTAGCAGGGAAACCCCGTCGATTAGAAGCGTCCCTGGGCCGCTCGTGGGCGCCTGGGTGACGTCATCCGGATCGAGGTCGATGTCCGCGAACCATACCCGCGTCTCGGGCGTGAAAAGTTTGATCGTAATGACGCGAAGACCGTTGAGGGTTGCAGCCATGCTACTCCCCCGCCAATTGGTCGATCGTCGCCTGATTGGCTTGCATAGCGCGTTGGTTCGCGTTCATGGCCGTAGGGCGCGGGTTGGGCTTGTTGGGAAGGGCGGTCGTAGGCTTCGGGAGCGCGAGCCGCGGGGGCTTGAACTGCAAAAACGAGACGGTGCACGTCCAGAGCCCGGTCCCATCGTTCACGAGGGCCGTGCAATTGTGCCGAAGCACCTTCGTGATATTGATCGGTGCCCGGTTGAGGCCCGGGTGAACGATCGGCAGAGCGAGAGCGGCGAGGGCCGACTGGCTCAAGAATGTTCCCGGCTGAAACACGGGCCGCGTAAGCCATTTCCGCGCGAACGCATCCCATTGCTGCGGATGGCTTCGAGCGTTGATCGACGTCCCGGCGAGAAACTGGAGCGGATCCTGTTTCGTGGGGATGCCCTCGTCCCAAAGCTCGATCGTAAATTCGACGTCGCTCGGCTCCTCGCCGGTTGGTACCGTGGTCGCGCCCGAGAGGCCGTAGCCCTTGCGCACGTCGATCCCGCTAGGGCTATCCGCCTTCGTGAGGCGCGCGATCCCGGGCGACTTGTCGCCGCCGATGATGAAATAGTCAAGGTCGGGAAAGTACGTGATCATGTGGGGGCCGTTTGCGTCGGGAGGCCGCCCGAGCGAGCGAGGTCCTCGAGGACTTTCAAGATCTCGCCGCGGAGCGAGCTCTTGATCGCAGAGACGACGTCGTGCCCCTTCGCTCCTTGGGCGTGGACGACCACGTGAAGCTCACCGACCGAGAATGAAGCGCCTGAAGCTCCCCCGCCGGCGAGCGTCGAGCCCTTCGGCACAATGTGCTCGCCCGGGGCGACGCTCGCGATCACTTCGCCCGCGGCGGGTCGAACCATCCCGCCTTCGGCATTCGGGGCGAGCTGGCCGACGCCGGCGGCGCGGTCCTCCCCTCCGCCGAACATCTTTCCAAGATCCTTCATGACCTGGCCGCCGAGGTCGAAGCCTTTGAGCTCCTTCGCGAGCTTGAACGCTTGATCGATCGCCGCGGCGACCGCGATGAAAGCGGCCGTGGTCGGCGCGAGCGCGATCCCGATCCCGATGAAGACGTCGCGTACGAGCTTAAAGCCATTCATCGTGTCGGAGTTGAAGGCTTCTCGGAAGCCCTTGCGGAAACGCAAAAACGCGATCGTCGCGTTCTGAGCGCCTAGGATCAGGTTCTCAATGAACGTTTGAACGATCGGCTCCGAGCCCTCGAGCGAATCGGAGATCCCCGAGCCGAGCAGGCGGAATAGCTGACTCAGCGACTCTCCGGTAACGGTCGATTTGTCGAACAGCAGCGACATGCGATCGAGCGCGGCTAGGCCCTTGTCGAGCCAGCCGGTCGGCACGAGACCCACGAGGCGCTCGTGAAACTTCGCCGAGATCGTGTCGAGCGAAAGAAACCGCTTCGCGTTTACCGTCCCGTATTTGTCGATCGAGGCATCGAGCAGAGCTTTCGCGGCGTCGTCGGCCTTCACGCCGTACATGAGCGAGCTTTTCGCCTCCTCGAGCGGGATCAGGAGATTCTTCGAGAGCTTCCCCGCCACGGCGCCAAAGTCGGGTAGCCCCGTCCCGACGAGCTCGAAGGGATTGATCGCGACGCGGCCCGTCATCTTGCCGCGTTTGACGATGTCCGCTAGGGCGTTGCCGACGTCGGCTCCCATGGCGTCCGACGCGCGCGCGACGGCCTCGAAGGTGTCCTCGATCGCTTGACCCGAGATCTGGGTCCCGACGAGCGTCTTCGCGAGTGCCCCCTCCATTTCGTAAAGCTTCTCCTTCGGGGTGGAGAGCTTGTTCGATAGGCGATCGATCTGGTTGCCCATCGCCTCGGCGTTCGCCGCGCTACCGCTCATCGCCTCGGCGCCGATCTGGAGGTTGCGCGTGAAATCGGCCGACTTGATCACGAATTCGGACAGCTTCAGGCCGGCGTAAACCACCCCGGCGGCGACGGCCGCAAGCGCGACAGTCGTTATGATGATCGGGCCCGAATCTCCAATCGCGCTCTTGAACGTCGACCATTTTCCGGTTACTGCGCTCGTGTCCGCTCCGAGTAGCTTCAGGCCGGCGCCTACTTGCTTTAGGCCCTTATCCTCGGTCGCCTTCTTCTGTTTCGCGGCGAGCTTCTCGTAGTTGGTCCCCATCTTGAGGATCTCGAGGTTCGCGGCGCTTAGCTTGTCCTTCTCGCCGGCGATCTTCGCGATGAGCTGGGCTTTCGCGCTCTTGACGGCGTCGGTGTCCCCCCGGAGCGAGCGAAGGGCCGCCGACATGCCCTTAACGCTCGCCTGCCCGCCGACGATCTTCGCGCGAAGCGCCTCGAGACTGTCGGCGAGCGCGTCCGAAGGCTCGGTGTCGGCCTCGATCGGAAGCTTGAAACTCGCCTGCGCCTCAGTCTCAGCCACGGGGGGATCCTTTCATCGCGCGAATCAGATCAACGATTAGAAGCGCGCCCACCGTTCGTTCGAGTGCCTCGGGGCCGTCGCTTGGGTGTCCGACGAAGGCGAGGAGCGCGGCGGCCGCTTGGAATCGTTGCGCGTCGGTTGCGAGGCTGGCGCAAGCCCCGTGCGCGCGCGCTATTTTCCCCTGGTTTCGATCTCCTCGGCATTGCAAAGGGCCGCGACGAGCGTTCCCGCGGAAACGAAGATCCCGGGGTACTTGCCGACCATGGCGAGAAACTTATTTCGCTCGGGGTGAATCACATTCGGCGTCACGAAGCCGGCGAGCGCCTCCTGAGTCGGGAGAGTCGTCCTATCGATGAAGGCCGCGCGAATTTCCTTGAAATGCACTTCCGCGGGTAGCTTCAAGACGACGGGGCCGACGCGCGTCGGTAGAATGTCGAAGGCGAGGCCGAGCGGGCCGAGTTCCGAGCAGAAACGCGCCTCGAGCTCGAGGGCTTCGACCTCGCGCGCCTTGGCGGCGTCGACCTCGGCCGCGTCACGCTTCTTCTTCTCCTCAAGGAGACGCGAGCGCTTGGCCTCGAGCGTCTCGCCGGGATCGGGAGACGGCTTGGGGGCGCGCGCGGGGGCGGGTTCAGGAAAGTCGATCGGGTCCTCGGGGGGTTCGGTGGTCGGCATGGGGGTTCTCTCCTTCGGTTCGTTTCGCGTGGTCGTGTCCTAAGTAGACCCTAAGTAGACCCTAAGTAGACCCTAGTTGGGCTTGACCGTGACGTCGCGCCGCCCCGCCTGCTCTTTGGCTAGAGCGTCCGGATCGATCCACGCGCCGCCTTTCTTCGCGAACGCTTCGCGCCGAAGGCCTCGCAGGTTCTCTTCCCAAAGGCGGCGCGCCTCGGCGTCGCTGCCCATCGAGTGACGAGCGAAGTCGATCAGCGCGGCCTCTTTGAGCTCGTCCGACGTCGGGGGCCCGTACGTGCGGCAATCGGCCGCCTTGACCTTCGCCGCTGCGCCGAGGACCTTCGCGTGCGCCTCGAGCGCGGCCGCGTGCGCCTTCTCGTCCTCCTCGGTGAGCTCGCCCGGAGGCGGATCGGGCGCTTTGGGCTCGGGCGGTAGGGGCGGGACCTCCTCCTCTTGGATCGCTCCGCCCCCCTTGTGTCGACGCATGGCGGCGACGTCGAGGTGAGCTCGCCTGGAGCGAGTGCGGTGCTCGTGGTCCGCCGCGCGGTATTCGCGTTCGGCCTTTTCGTAGGCCTCGAGCTGCTCGGCGCTGGCGTCATCGGCGACCGGCTTCGGGGGCTCGACCGAAAGCCCCTCGACGCGCACGGCATACACACGTCTACACGCCTTGCCCTTGTCATCATGGCTCGGGTACTCGAAGAAGATTCGGCGATCCATGGTCGACTCCTACAGCAATTGACCCGCGAGCCCAACGTTATCCGAGTACAGGTTCGTACCGTTGACGTCCACGAACGGACACCAGAGGGCGAATTCAGTCACTAGCTCGTCGATCCCCTCCTCGTGCGCGTCCTTCGCGCCGATCACGCGGCACGTCGGAAGGTTGTAGGTGATCGGGACCGCGCCCAGGATTGGTTCGCTCACCTGGAGCATGAGAGAGAAGCGAGCGCGCGTGATCGATCCGCGGGGGCCGGCGACAGAGACTCCCTGGAGCTGGAGATAGTACCGGAGATCCATCGCCGAATCGCGAAGCATCCGGATCATGGGGCTCTCGACCGAGTAGCGGCCCCCGGTCGCACCGGCGGGCCGGCCGTCGGTCCGATTTCGGTAGACCGTCTTGACCTCGACCTTTTCCTCCCATGAGCAGGCGACGATCTTCCACGGCACGCCCGAGATGGGCGAAACCATCGAGTTATCGATCTTCTCGATGCAAGAGGTCCACGAGTAGATCGAGTCATTGACGCGCAAGGTCGGCATGGCGGGAGCTCCTTATGCCGCGAGCGGCACGGCGATCGTTTTCACAAACTTTTCCGTCACGTTGAACCCTTTGACGTAACGAAGGGCGTTGATCTGGAGATCGGCGTGCAGCACCGCCCCGGCGTTGCTCGAGAGATCGTCGTTTCGTGCGAGCACGAGCTTGACGCCCTGGACCTGGCCATTGAGGGCGCTTTCGAGCCCAGGGTTGACCGTGCTCTCGATCGCGGTGGCGTCGGTCGGCAGGATGTACTCGAGCCCGGTCACGGGATCGGGCGGGAGAGTCCCTACGCCCTTGGCATAGTTGACCTTGATCCCCTTGTAGGCGATCTCGAGCGCGACGTTTGAAACGCGCGCGTGCTGATCGAATTGCCAATCGCTCATAGGCGACGAGAGGATCCGCGCGTTGCCGATGAAGGTCCCGGGCTCGCCGGCATCGGTGCAAAGCGTCGACAGAAGAAGGGCGTCGAGTCCCGGGAAAATGTATTCGTCGTGCCACACGGGATCCCCGTTGACGTCGGAGAGCTGATAGCCGGGCACCGGGCCCGACTGTCGCCAGGCGGGATCGATTCCGACCGGTTGCGGGTTCGCGCGCGTGGCTATCGCCAGCGACGTCGGTCGGAACTGAAGGAGCCCGGTCACGAGCGAGGCGCAGTAGCCACCGTCGGCTCCGACGTCGCACCGAATCGTCGAAGCGGCTCCGAGCGCGGTTGCCATGGCGGTTGCATAGGCGGCCTCGCTCTCGGTCGAGGGAACTGGCTTGTTCTTGTGGCGCATGTTCAGCCAAGCCATCTTGCCTCGCCCGACGCCCTCGAGGCTCGAGAGCTCAGCATCGACGGTGCCGATCGTGGTGGACGTCGAGATCATGTCGATCAAGACGTTGTCCCATGGGAGCTTGGTGTTTTGAAGCGCCGTGAGCGCGGTCAGAAGATCTGAATTGGTCATATAGGCCGGCGTGGAATACACCGTGACCACGTCGCCGGTTACCAGCGTTCCGGCGCCGAAATTCGCGACGACTCCACTAGATCCCGCCGTCGATGGGCGCGGGACATTGAGCGTAAGCGTCGTGGCCGTTCCGAGCGCGACGGGCGCGCTCCAAATGTTCCCGCCGTCAAGCGAGTATTGAAGGACGATCCCCGCGACGCCGATCGTCCCACCCGTCGGTGTCTTGATCACGACGTCGTATTCGTCGAGGGCGGAGCCCGTGAACGTGACCGCGCTCGTCCCGACCTTGCCCGAGCTATTCACCGTGCCGTAGGCGGCCGCGGTCGAGCATGTCGGCTTGATCAGAAGCACCGGCTTTCGCGCGTTGGCCAGGTAGTAGGCGGCATCCTCGATCAGGTTGCCGAGTCCGAACGTTGCGAGGATGTCCGCTTGTCGCGTATACGTCCCCGGATAGTTCGCCGTCCCGCTTTGCGCGTTGGCAATGATCGCAAGCACGCCCGTGGTCGACGGGGGCACGACGCCCGTATTTCCGTCTTGCTTCGAAATGTTCGTGAAGGGAATCGGCATGGGCGTGGCTCCTCAGCTTGGCGCGTTGGGTGTCGTCGATTGCACGGCGGGAGGCCCGAGGCCCGGCTGACGCTCGGGGACGGTCGAAAGGTTCGCCGGTTTCCCGATCGCCACGCCTGGCGTGACCGTCGGGATCTCTTCGTCATAGAAGACCGTTTGGAGTGTGAGCGAAACCTGCAGCTCGCAGCCGAATGAAAGCTCGCTCGAGACGTCCTGGCGCACGCGCCGCACCTTGCCGAACGTGATCGCCGCGAAGGGGATCGCCTGGCCGGTGACCGGGTCGACCGCTCGCCTCATCGCCTGAAACGTGCGCTCGAGCAGATTCATAGCGGCGACGCGCTGGGCGTACTCGTCTTCTCGCGCCTCCCGATCGAGGCTCCAAACGGAAAGCGTGATCGGTTGCCCGAGCTCGAGGAGGACGCGAGGCAGTCCCTTGTGGCTCATGCCCGATCGCGAAAGCGTCCCCATGTCGCCGTCGTCCGGCTCGATGAAAAGGATCCGATTCCCGCCGTCGGGTGCCTCGTTGAGCTTCGAGGCGCGCTCACGGAGCCCGACCGCACCCACGACGATCTCGGCGGGGATCTTGTTCTTCTTCACGTCGGCTCGAGCGCATGCGTCGAAGTACGCGCGCACCCCGTCGGCCAGGGCGAGAAGACCGTCCCGGTTCGAGCTCATCGCATGATCTCCGCGAAGGCCTCAGCCGAGGCGCGACGCACGGCTTCGGCGATGATCGTCGGCAATCCAGCGCCGGCGTCGGGGAGGATCTGCCGCTTTGGGTTTCTCTTGTCGCCCGAGTTGTGGACGACCTCGGCCTTTCCGGTGAGGGTAAGGATCACGATCGAGCCCTCGGCGCTGGCGGAAAGATGATCCGCCGCGTGGACGAGCGCCTGGCCGCCGTCCTTCTTCGCGGGCCATGGCACACCGTCGGGCGTCTTCCCCGCGCGCGTCGTTTTCTGGACGGCCTCGAGCACGAGCGGCGCCGCCTTCTTCGCGGTGAGCTCCGCCAGGCGGCCAAGGTTTCGAACCTTCGCGATCTGGGCGTCGAGGAGCGCGAACCCGTCGGCCATCAGTTGTTCGTCCCCCTTCCCATGCTGTCCTCTTGCGTTGCGCGCTGTACCTGCTGATCGGCCCACGCATAGGGAGAGCTCTCGCTATAGCCCGCCGGTCCTCCGATCGTTTGCGTCGCGTCGAGGTTTCCCGCTTCGGGTAGACCAAAGAGCGAGTCCTTTGCGCTGGCCGCCTCGGCCATCTGCTTTTCGGCGCGCTCGGCGTCCGCCATAGCCCGCTCGATCTTCGGGTCCTTGGGATCGGTGCCGACCTTGTCATAAGCGCGCGCGGTAACGAGATCGACCAGCCATCGAAGGATCGCGCGCGGCACGGGCGGATCAGCAAAGTAGAAGTTATCGACCGCCCACACCCCGGTCGCCGGCATGAGCAGCTCGAGCCCCGTTTGTTTCGTGAGCCCGGAGACGCCGGGACCGCCGAGGTTCACGATCGCGGCCGAGGGGATCGGACCGTTCCAGGTCACGCCCTTGTCGCTCGACCACTGCAATTGAGCGACGCCGAGCGCGCCCAACGTTGTGATCCGTACCTGCATGCACATGCACCCGAGCGCCCATCCCGCACCCTGACCCGTGAGCGTCGAGGCGAGGGTGAGCGCCGGCGGGTTCGTTCCCTGGGCGAAGAGCTCAGGCGGCGCGGTCCGCCACGGCAAGGCGTTGGCAGCGCTCTTGCCGTAGCGTTTGCACATGCGCGCGTCGATGTCCGCGCTGAACGTGTCGATCGCCTCTTGGAGGTAGCCTGGATAGCTGTCCTCTAGGGCGTCGATACGGCTCCGCTGTAGCGTCGTCGCCGACGCCCGGAGCCCAGGCACGTTCATGTACGGGTACACGACTCGGGGTGTCCTCTCCTAGGTGGGCGAGCACATGAAGAGTGCGTAGGGATGGCCGTAGCCCCCGACGTTTCTTCCCTGGCAGTGCCATTCGAGCGTACGCGCTCGATCGAGGATCGCGTCCATTCCCGTGCCGCCGCCCTGGCCGGTGTAGTACGTGATCTTGAACGGCTCGCGATCGACGTATACGAGTCCGCCGAGCTGGGTCGAGGTGAGCTGCTCGCAGGCGAGATACCATGTCGTATCTTGCGCGGTCGAGATCCCGCCGAATTCCTGAACCTCGAGAGGCTCGAGAAATCCCCAGTTTCTCATGACCGATTCGACGTCGGCCGCGCCGGCGCCGCCCGTTGCGGGCAAGGGCAGCACCTTGGCATTGACGAGGATCTGAGCCCTCGAGACGAGCCGAGGCGCGACGAGCATCCGCCGCGGCTTGAGAAAGCGCGGATCGACGCCGTTCGGCATCTTGATCGAGCCGATGTAGGCGACGGCGAGCTGAAGGTTTTTCAGGGCGACGTCGATCGTCACCGACTCGTCGATCGGAAGCGCGCCCGGGTACGTCCCCGAAGCGGCGCCGGTGAACTGATTGGCGAAGCTCCCGACAGAGGTCTTGAGCGGGTTGACGGGGTGCGGCGACCCGATCGGCGAGAAGTACGGGATCGCGTCATATGCGAGGGAGCTCGCAGTGGTCCCGTTGATGATCAGGCTGGCCGTTTGCTTCTGCGGCCAATAGGCCATGTAAGCGCCCATCGTGGCAGACCACTCGGCGGCAAAGTCGAAGCCGTTGCCGTCGTTGTCCTCCATTTGATCGCGCGTGAGCTCGAGGCCCTCGCCGGCGTTGCCGACCACGTAGGTGGTATCGATCGCGCTCATGTCGGCGAAGTGCATGTTTCCGCCGAGCCCTTGCGATCGGATCTGAGCGGTCGACAAGAGCCAGGCGATGATCTCCTGTTTCTTGCCGGTCGTTCGGACCTTCGCGACCTTGTCCCACCAGCGGTTATCGCTCGCGTTGAAGCGCGCGAATTCGGTCTCGGTGATGACTTGCATCCCCGACTCGAAGTCAAAAACGAAACTCGGAACTACTGCGCCCATGGTCTTTTCCCTTTCGCTTTCCGGTTCAGAGAGGGCTCAGGGCGACGAGGACGCCGAGCACGGTGTCGATCGCGATCACGGTTCCGAGCTTGGAACGCGTGTTGCCGTTCGAAGTATTCGAAACGGTCTGATCGTCGAGGATGTAGCAGGCCGATCCGATCGTCCCTTGGACGACCGTGCCGTCATTGACGCGCCAGAGAAGGCGCTTGGTCACGTCTCCGCCCGACAGAGCCAGGCAGTCGACGTTGAGAAGAAGCGCGCCGGCGGCGCCGGCCGAGTTGTCCTTCGTCTCGGCCGCGATCCCCAAGGGGATGAGCGTCGTCGAGATCTGGCCCTTGGTGACGTAGCCCGTCGTCGTGTCGAAACAGATCGTTGCGCCCTTCCAGGCCTTGACGGCCGCCATCTTGAACTGGCGGCGCGTCGTCGAGTCCCTGTCGACTCCGAGCTCTGCGGCTAACGCGGTCATCGTCCACTCCCTACTTCCCTCGCATCCGCGAGCATGGGCCGCCTAGGGGGCGGCAGATCCCCGCGGCGAGCGAGAATGCTCACCGCTTCTTTTCGATCGATCACTGGGAAAACGCGTTCGTTCGGGTGATTCGGATCCCAATGGATCGTCGCCTTGCTCGAGGTGACGCCCATGCGCGCGTGGACGTCCGCGCCCTCGGGCGAGCGCGCCGCGCGGATCGTTCCGGCCTCCCCTCCGCCGTCTCCGCCACGGGTCGCCTGGACTTTGAGCGCGGCCGCGGGATCCGCCTTGCTCTTGGGGATCGCGGCCATAGCCTTCTCGACCATGGCGATCGGGAGCTTCTCGACGCTATCGAAGAAGGTATCCGGGAGGTCGGGACGCGTCGCGCGGAGCGTCGCGCGCGCGGCGGCCGCCTCTTCCGCCTGCTTCTTCTTCTTCCAGTCCGAGAGGCTCGAGAGCTCGGTGCCCATCGAGGCGAGAGCGGCGGTCGTCGCTTTGTCACCGTCCTTGTCTCCGTCGGCGTCGACCTTTTCGGCTGCCTTGGCGCTCTTCGCGTCCTTCGCGGGCAGCTCCTTCGTCTTGTCGTCCGACTCGGCGGGTTTGTCCTCGGCGGCCTTCGCGTCCTTTTTCGCTTCCTTGGGCTCTTTCTCGCCCTTCTCCTTGTCCTCGGGCTTGTCTTCCTGCTCGACGGTCTCGCCGAAGGCGGCCGCGATGCACTTCATGGCGGCCTTTTTCTGCTCTTCGTCTCCGCTCTTGAGCGCGGCCATTGCTTCCTTGTACGTCATGGCGTGACCTTCCTTGTTGGCCGCGATTCGACTCGCGAGCACCGTTGTGTGATGCGTGGCAGGGTTGTTCGTGAGCGCGGTGTTTTTGTACGACACGATCTCGCCCGTTTTCTTGTCGACGTCGTACCAGGGCGAAAAGTACTTCCACTCGGGCGTACCGGGAGGATCGACCGCCAGCCCCGAGGCGACGGCGGCCGTCCACTCCGCGGCCTCGGCCCACAGCTCGGGCCCCGTGGCCGAAGCGCGAACCGCCAGCGAGTGAAACCCCACGGCCTTGCGCGCCTCGGGGGGCGCCGTGTCCTTCGTCGAAAGGTGATCCACGTCGATCGAGTATCGGTTTCCGCGCTCGGCCTGTTCGGCCATGAGGAGCGCGGCCGATCGCTCGGTGAACTTGTGGACGCCGTAATCGGTGACGACGTCCCCGGCTTTCCAGATCCGAAACGCCGTCGGGGGGGCGCCCGGCTGTTTCTCAACGGCCGAGCCCTCGAAGCCGATCGCCGCTCGGATCATCATGCCGACTCGGAGACTTGGCGGTAGCCCCGCTCGCGGTAGAGGCGCGCGCGAACCGCGGCAATATCGACCGGCGCCATACTCACGGCGCGATCGCTCTCTTCGTTTGGCGTCTTCTGTCCGCTCACGTCATCGGCGATCGGGATCCCGAAGCGCGTCACCAGCTCGTCCAGATCCACGAGCTTGCGCGGCCGCCCCGTGAGGCGCGCGATCTCGTCGAAGGTCTGCTGGATCTTCACCATCGCATCGCCGGCGGTGACGAACGCGCTCGCCTGGGCTTGGAGGTCCTTCGGCTTGTTCGAATCGAGCTCGATGATCGCGCCGTCGGCGATCGCGCTCTCGCCGAATCGCAGCGCGTTGAACTGCGGTAGGACTTGGGTGTTAAGTGTGTAGGCCCACCCCATGGCGTGCTTTTCGATGATGTCCCCGCGGATCATTTCGTACAGATCGCCCTTGATGAAACCGGTTGGAGCGTCGCCGCTGGTCACGACCTGGCCGGCGATCGCCATCGCGGCCTCTTTGTCACTCGTGTCGATGTCCGCTTGGAAGACTTGATAGCCGACGCCGTTCGACTCGATCAGCTTGACCTCCCATCCCATCGGGAGATCAAATACGGTGTTCATTCCCCAGGCGATGAGGCGAGAGAGCATCCCGGCGCGCTCGGGTTCGGTGGCGCCCATAGGGGCGTATGCCGCACGAGCGGCGTTCGCGAGCTTCGCGACGTAATTCGCTCGGTGTAAAAGCGCGTGCTCTTTGTTAATGAAGGCTCGGCCCGTCGCCGGCCACTTGCCGCTCATCCAAGGCGCGAGCCTTCCGCCGGGGGAATGAAGCACCCATCGGCCGTCGCCCGGCGTGATCGGGATCGGCGCAGCGACCGAGAGGTAATACCAGCGATTTTCATTCCACCGATATTGAAGAAACTCGGGCTCGAGACGGATTAGGATCGGGAAGTCTCGACCGGGCACGGGGACGAGCTCGCCGATGCCCATGCCGAGGTTAGCTCCGTCGTCGACCAGGAGCCCCGCTTCGGAGGTCGGCACCATGTCGTCGAAGACCGAGCGAGATCCGTTGCGCGCTCGGAGCGCGGACACACTTTCCTCGGAGCCGTAGAATTTCTTGGGGAGCCTAACGATCCCGCTCGCGAGCGTCTCGAGGAGTCCCGAGATCGTCCCATCGCGGCGCATCGCGCGGCAGATCTGAGCGGCGAGCCGGAAGTTGCCCGCGTCGGCATTGTGCTGGGCGGTCTCGAGGTCGGCCAGATACCATCGGATCTTCGTCGTCGGCCAGGGGGAGAGGTTCCCACCGAGCGCCTCGCGCACCTTGACGACTTGAGGGGAGTCGAGCGACGGCCCGAAGCCTTTACCCGTCGAATAGGCTGAAAGGCCGAGCAGCGCGGGAAGGAGCTCCCGCAATGCCGCCAAACGCCCCGAGGGTGTCGCCACGGATCCAGCGGTATCGGCGATCCCGCGCCGCTGCACGAGGTGTCACGTAGGGCAGTGCATTATGATCCGGCCTGCTGTAGACTTGGAGCTATGGGGAAGCAAACAGGATCCGACACGAAGCTAACCCGCGCCGAGGTGCTCCGACTTGCGGCAGAGTCCGCGCACGACCCGCGGACCGTCGTCAAGGCATGCCGAGGCGAGTCGACGGACCTCTCTCGAGCTCGCATCGAGGCCGCGGCGACCCGCCTCGGGATCTCTCTGCCGAAGAAACCTTAGGGCCGCTTGCGCTCTCGCTCCGCCCGCTTTGCGGCGAGCTTGCGAGCGTAGGCGTAGGCCTGGAATTCGAAGACCTCTCGAAGGCGCCCCTTTGCGTTGACGAGCTGGAGTCGCATATCGCGTCGACCCTGGACGCCTCGACCGAGCAGACGCGTCACCGTCCACTCGCCGAAGATCTGGCCGACAAAGGGCGCCGGCCGATCGCGGTGACGCGTTCGCCCCCCGCGAGCCGCGCCCTCGATCATTCGTCTCCGCGAGTCGTCCTCGATTGCGTTCCGCTTTGCAGCGGGAAGCGTCGGGATCTCGCGCGACGGCCGCGGGGCGGACCATGGGTAGCCCCAAACATGGATCGGGAGCTCGGGCTCTTCGATCACGGGGCTAGGCGAAACTGAGAGAGCAAGAAGACACCCTCTTGACTCGTCTCGCCACCGTCGATCGTCCAGGCGAGAGTGAGTCGATCGCCTTCGACCTTCTTCACCGTGAAAACTGGCTTCACATATCCGCGATCGCCCGCTTGCACTTTGCGCGGTGCGGGGATCGGCGTGGGTGCGGGGCCCTTCTGTTTCTGCTCGGGCGCCGGAGATTGGGGATCGCTCACGTTACTTTCCCGGCCGCCGCTTGCTCGGGTCGGGGTTCACGGCGGGGTTGACCGCGTTCTCGGATTCGGCGCGATCGGCGATCGCCTTCGCGTCGGCTTCTTCCTTCAAGCGCCGCGCCTCAGCGACGGCCGCGTCCGTGTCGGCGTTGCCGCCGCTGCTTCCGATCGACCAATCCTGGCTCCGATGCAAGTCGGCGCTAAGGTTCGCGGGGCGCACCGATCCGCCAGCGGTGTTGCGAAGGATCCAAGGGTGAGCCTTGTCGCCCATGTCCTCTTTTTCTTGGGCAGTCGAGAGGGCGAGGACCTCGCCGGGCCCGAAGCTCGGATGGCGCGCGCAAAGCGTGGGATCGACGCGAATCGCCGCGAGGGCTTCGGCATACGTGAGGCCGGTGGTCTTGATCTCTTCGGACATGGCTCGCTCCTTTGGGAGTACGGTCCGAGTCTACAAGCGATCAGCGCCGCCGCCAAGTGTCGATCCCGCCGTAGGGATCGAGCTGTCGATCCGGCTCCGTCGGCCGTTGCTGGGCCGGGGGCGTCTCGATGGCCGTCGCCGGGGGCGTCCACCCCGCGGGCGTCCAAGTCGAGAGCGCCAGAGCGTCGGCATGGTCGGGAGATCGCCCGAGCTTGCTCTTAATGTCGCGCTTCGCTATGAGCTGCGATTTGCCGCCCTCGACCTCGCGCCATTTGAGCGAGAGGAGCTCGGCCTGCAGCTTGAGGATCTCGGGGACGTATCCGCCGGACTTTACCCACTCCACGAGACCGGCGAAGAGTAGATCGCGATTCATTCGATAGCGTTGCCCCATGCGGCTCTTCGGCGGCGCGGAGCCCTGAAACCCGATCAGTCGAAACTCGAGCTCGGTCCGCTCGTCCCGGTGACGGTAGGCGTTGATCGTGTCGTATCGGCCCGCGCCGACATGCCCGTCCCGATCGATCACCACGATCGGATTATCGTCGCCGACGTCCTCGGGCGTTCGGTTCGCCTCGAGGATGTTGAGCAGCTCGAGCAGCGTTGCGTCCCTCGTGAGTCCGCGGCGAGCGCGGACCTCGAGCACGGTGAAGTCGCGACGAGCAAAGAAGACTGTCTGATCGCCCTTCTCTCCGTCGCCGGCGACGTCGATCCCGATCTGGAGGCGCCCGTCGGCGGTCGCCGTGTTCTTTCGCTCCGCCGAGCTCGCGGCCTTGACGACGTCGAGCGAGAAGAGCTGGCCTTGCTGAGCCGTCGGAAACTTGCCCTCGACGTCGCTCGCCCAGATTGCCGACTCGCGCCCCCAAGCGATCTCGCGTTCTCGGATCCATTCGCGACTCGCGAGGCCGGGGAAGACCTCGCGCCCCTCGATGATGTTCGGGTTTTGCTCGCTCGAGCGTTCCACGAGCTTGTAGATCTCTCGCTCCTCATGAAACGCGCGATAGAAAAACCCATCGTTGCGCGTGGGGTTGGAGATGAGGACGTCGTGGCAGTCGGCCGCCGCGAGGTTGCCCACCATCGCGTCGCGAATGTCGTCGGCGATGTCGCTCGCCTCATCGTTGATGTTGAGGACCTTTGCCCCCGAGAAGCCTCGAAGCGTCCCGCTTACGCTGGCGCTCTTGCCCCAAATTCGGCGGAAGCCTGAGCCGCGGATCCCCGTCCTCGCCTGTAGGCCCACGTCGCCGGTCAAGATCGCCGAGTGAGCACACGGGCGCGGAGCGAGCGGATCGCGCTTGCGGCAGTCGACGCAAAGGCCGCTTCCCTCGATGAGCGTCCGGATCTCGAGGTACAGGATCCCGTCGAGCTGCTCGTAGCTCGGGGCGAGAATGAAAACGCGCGCCTTCTGAAAGCTCGCAAACCACCAGAGCGCCGCGATCGCGACGGCGAAGTCCTTGCCGATCTTTCGGCCCCCCTTGCAGGCTACGTGTCGATTGTCCCGAATCGCCTCGAGCAGCTCGATCTGGAATTCCCAGAGGACGACGCCGAGAATGTAGAAGGCGAAGGCGACAGGATCGGCCGCCCATCGTTCGCTAGGCCACATCGAGCCGTCCAGCTCTCCGACGAGCTCGATCGCCAGGTCGGCCAGATCCCGAGCCATAGAGGCGCCCTTCGGCGCCCGAGCGGGCACGGCTTATTTGCCCGCGTATTCGACGAGGGCCATCTTGAACGCTCGCGCCGCTTCGGGGTACGGGCGGAGCGTGCGCTTGATCAAAGCGAGGAGGTCCCGCCACGGCTTCGAGCGGACGATCTGCGATTCGGCGATCTCGAGGGAGCCGTCGAGTCGAGCGAGGAGCGCCGTCGCCGAGCCGATCGCCGTCGTCACGCGTGGGATCTCCGGTGGTGGGCACGAAGCAAGGCGCTCACGAAGCACCATGAGGCTCTCGACCGCGATCTCCCGCGCCGTCGCCTTTGCGTTCGGCTTGGGCAGTCGGCGAGCCGAGTCCGGTAAAGCGCCCGCTCGAGGAGATCCGAAGGAGAGGCCCGGCCCCCGACCATCGGGGGCAGCGCTGCCTCGAGCGGGCTCCTCGAGCCTACCAGTTAACCCGAGGGCTCTCACAAGCGGCCCGCGATGACGCTCGGCAAGTTTCTTCTTTCCCGTCTCGACGTCGTGCAGGAATGCCGCCGAGACGCCGATCTCCTTCGCGAGACCTCGGAGGGTGACGCCGGCCGCTAGGCGACGAGCGCGCAGCGTCTCGCCGGGCGTCATCGTTTCAGAATCTCGTCGATCGTCTCGACGGTCTCGCTCTTCGGCTCGGGGTACCGGAACCATGCGCACGTCATCGCATGATCAGGACCGGGGCGCGATGCTGCCTTTGTCGAGCATGAGCACACTTCGCGGACCCTCGACAAGTCCACGAACGACGCGCACGCGTCCTCGACTTGAAGGGGCGCCGCCTTCAGAATGTCCCGGGCCAAGTCGCCGAGCTCGTCGTGGTCGTCAAGGTGCACCGATGCCAGATCCCGCACCTTCGCGAGCAATGATCGGGGGCCGTGCAAGGTCGGCGCCGTCTCGCCTTCGGTTTCGAGCTCGATCTCGACGTTCCCGAATCTGATCGTTGCCTCGACCTCTTCGCCCTGCTTCGCGTGGATCGTGATCTCCTTCACGTCGAGCAGTGGTGAACGTGACAGACCATCCTCTGAGAGCGCAAATACATACACGTCCGTCCAATCGGTCACACGTGACTCCGGGGAGAGCTTGAAAGACCGAATGGGATCGCCTTTCGCCGTTCGGCCGATGAGTCGGCCGTCGCTCCCTCGCTTCGCCTCGATCCGGATCGTTGCCATGCCGTCGAGGCTAACAGGCTGACACTTTGGCGGCAACGGCAGGCGATCGAGCCGTTGAAACTGG